GATCTGGAACGCAGCATGTGACTTCGCGATCAACAGTCACTTAATCCACTCGGGGTTCATACTCCCTGAAGGTGGACTCGTTGACTCGCAGTACGATGACATGAGTGCCGAAGCGATCTACAACAAAATCAAAGACGAAAACGTCAAGCAATGTGCTTGGGGCATCGTCCTTGATGCCGACTCTTCTCAGATCGATGCGGGTTCAAACGCATCACTTGAATCAGAATGGCAAGTCGCAGTGACACAAGCAGCGCAAGTTGCAAAAGCAGCAGGCAAGCTGCCTAGTCACCTTGAGACTTTTATCAAAGATGTGGTCAAGCCAGTTGTCGACTGGCGAACTGTTCTTTGGCCTTTCTGCACGTCTGTTATCTACAACGACTACAGCTGGCGTAAGCCTAACCGTGCGTACATCAGTGAAGATGAATATCTTCCCTCGTTGTACTCGGAAGGCGCTGGCCATCTGGCATTCATTATCGATGCCTCTGGGTCGTGCCAATCTTACTGGCAGCAATTCATCAGTGAGGTTGCCGCAGTTCATGCTGAGCTACAGCCGTCCAAGATCACCATTCTGCATGTTGATACAAGAGTAGCGCATGTAGACGAGGTCGAGCCTGACGAAGCGTTCCCCGTGACGCCAATCAAAGGAGGTGGTGGCACATCGTTCGCTCCAGCGTTTGAGTACCTCAACGAGCATCACGACATTGATGCAGCGGTCTACTTAACCGACTTATGCAGCGACGATTTTGGCGAAGAGCCAAACTACCCAGTTCTGTGGGTATCAACAACAGACCGCGATGCCCCGTGGGGCAGCATCTGCCGAATCCAAATGGAAGAAATGAAACAAGTGGCGTATTTATCTTGAGTGCTAATATTAGTAACAGTAATATTGAATGCTTATCAGGAGGTAACAAGATGAGCATCGATAAAGCCAACCCCGCCGATTGGGACAACCTCAATCGCAAATATCTTCGACAAACCGTTGCCCCCACCGATGATGCACCCCCTAACGCATCACGGTCTGACGGATCAACCGCTTCGTACTACCAACTGCCAAGTCATGCCACTGAGCTTCAACACCTTATCTCCGATAAGAACATGAACGCGCAAATCGGTGAGATCTTTCGCAGCTGCTACAGATACGGCGAAGCATCCCACAGTAACCAACTGCGCGATGCAAAGAAGATTAAATTTTACATCGACGCCGAAATTGAGCGCCTTTCAGGTGGCAACTAAGTTCACCACCATCGAGTACGCAATAGAAGAAGCCGAGTTCATAGCCGATCAGCTAAACGAAACAGCAATGATCGCGCACGATAAAACCGGTCAGCTAATTGTTCTATCGCGTCCCGAATACGAAACCGCTGAATGGAGTGCAGTCACAGTACTGGAGATCTTCAAACCCTAAAAAGAAATATCCAACGTAAGGAGTACTAGTATGGATATCGATGAATACATCCGTTTGAACAGCGAGCAGTCATCCCACCCAGAGCTAGCAAGCTTTGTGAAAGTGTGGGTCGAGTCTCGTATGCCTGGCACCTTCAACGAACTCAACGAACAGTTCAAAGCAATCGAGGGCAACTTGTACGCCCACTATGAGAATGAGTCTGCCAAAAATGAGGAGTTGTTTTGAATCACCTCGTCACGTTGGATTTCGAAACGTTTTACGATAAATCTTTTTCCCTGACCAAGATGACGACGATGGAGTATGTCCAAGACGATCGCTTCAAGGTCTGGGGTGTTGGCATCAAGATCAATCATGATGCTACAGAATGGTACGGAGAAGATGAGTGCGAAGACGCACTCCGGTCCCTGGACTGGGACAACGTAACGCTCCTGTGCCACAACACACTATTCGATGCGTACATACTCACACAGTATTACGGACTAACCCCTAAGTATTACGTCGACACTGCAGCAATGAGTCGCGGCCTCTACCCGGGGCAAAGCGCACGTTTGAAAGACTGCGCAATACGCGCGTTCCCAACAGACAACACCATGCGGAAAGGCGACGAGCTTGCAGACGCAAAAGGTATCTACGACCTTGATCCCGAACTCGAAGCATCTATTGCAGGATACTGCATCCAAGATGTCGACTTGACCCGCGCAATCTATGACCAATGGGTCGTTCATATGCCTACGTCAGAGATGGATCTTATCGACATCACTTGCCGTATGTTCTGCGAGCCAAAGCTTGTCGTGGACCACGAAGCACTAATCGAGTTCCGCGACTCAGAAATCACTGCCAGTAAAACAGCAATTGAAAAAAGCGGCGTCGAACGAAAAATTCTCAGTTCCAATCAACAGTTCGCTGCATACATTGAGAACGAGCTACACCTAGTCCCGCCAACCAAACGCAGCCCCACAACTGGTAAATTCATACCCGCTCTTGGTAAGAACGACAAAGCATTTGCTCAGCTACAAGGTATGTACCCAGAGCATCAACTGATATGGGACGCCCGCAAAGCTGCAAAGAGTCGCATCAACGAGACCAGGGCTCAGCGTTTCATTGATGCTACCAACAAAGACGGCACGCTCTCAGTCCCGTTGCGATACTACGCAGCACACACCGGCCGCTTTGGCGGCACCGAAAAGATCAACATGCAGAACATGCCCCGCAACTCACCGATGCGCAAAGCGTTGTGCGCCCCACCAGGCAAACTTGTGTTTGTTGCTGACTTGTCGAACATCGAAGCCCGTATGCTCGCATGGCTCGCAGACGAACATGATCTACTCAATCAGTTCCGCAATGGTGACGACATCTACAGCAACCTCGCCAGCATCATCTATGACCGACCAATCAATAAAAACGATGATCCAACAGAGCGCTTTGTTGGCAAGACCGCTGTACTTGGGCTGGGTTACGGGATGGGCGCAGCAAAATTCCAGTCCACTTTAGAGACTGGTGCAATGGGCCCACCAATGACGTTCACCAATGACCAGGCACTCGGTGTTGTATCGACCTATCGCAACACTTACTTCGGTATCCCGCTGCTTTGGCAAAAACTCGAACTCAAATTAATGCAGACGTTGCAGGCAAGCTACGAAGAAGACTGGCACGGCCTACGATTCAAAGACAAAAAGATCCATCTGCCTAATGGGATGGCCCTACATTACAACGACCTACACCTATCGCAGGGCAAACTTACCTACAAAGGTAGAGGGCTAGCACCTGAAACCACTTGGGGAGGGCGCATCGCAGAAAATGTCGTACAAGCGCTATCGCGTATCGTTGTTACAGACGCAATGCTCCGTATCAAAAACGACCCAACACTGGACGCAGACATCGTACTCACCGTGCATGACGAGATCATTATTATTAGTGACGCTAATGGTGCTGATGCTACAATGCAAAAGCTAATACAGCACATGTGTACCCCGCCAGCATGGGCACCAGACATCCCCTTGGATGCCGAAGGCGGTTATGACGTTAGTTACAGCAAGTGAGCCATATGCCACGTTTGGTATTAACGAGAAAAATCCAAGAAACAGTAGTCATCCACAGCGATGACGGCGTCCTCGCGAGAATTAAAATCTCCAAAGTTGACAGGAATCAAGTTCGTCTGACATTTGAAGCAGACGAATCGGTCAGGATCGACCGACAGGAAGTATTTGAAAAAGACGCAGATCCTACTTAATTTATATTAGCTATGCTAATATGCGCAGCTCTGTAGGAGGAGTCATGCAAATAACGTTTTTAGAAGCCGCGAATGGACTGCGGCTCAGTAAACGACACAGCCCAATAAATGGTTTTACCCCTTATCCACATGTAAAAAACGTAACGTCACATAACGAACAACTGCCCACTGATATCACTGGCCTAGCCATGCTTGAGCAGTCGATCCGAACTAATGGCGAAAAAGGTTTTTGCTTACTAAAAGGGAACTTAAAACGAGATCTCCACAACGAATCGCGAGCAGGTAAGACTGATCGCATTGGCTACAGCAGCCTTCTTGTTCTGGATATCGATGGCATAACTTTGCCTAACCACACAAACCCAAAACAATTCACAGACAAAGACGTCGGCTCGCTAGCAAAATCCGTGATGCGAGAACTGCCACCGGAAGTGCAGGACTGCAGCTTCATCGCACAAGCGTCTTCGAGTCTTGGTTTAAAAGGCGACAAGGTATCGCTCCATATTTTTATTCTGTTGACCTACGCGATGCCAGCTGCGGCTATCAAGCTGTGGTTACAGAACTGCAATTTTGAGTCGAAGCTGTTCTCGTCCCAACTGGAGCTATCTTCAAACGGTCATTCGTTGAAGTACCCACTGGACACCAGCGTAGCTGACAACTCAAAGCTGATCTTCGTTGCCCCTCCTACCTTCGAAGACGGAACCCACGATCCGTTCGGCTCCTCCTCCGAGCGGATCGTGCGCGTCTCCGGTCTATCCGATACGTTGGACTTGGCAGCGCTTATGAACGACATAAGCCCTGAACTAATAAGACAAAAGGGCCGTGAGTTCAAAAACAAACTACGCACCCAACGGGGATTCAAAGCGAAGAAAGAACGCACTGAGATTGTTACGGTCAACTCCAAGACAGAAGAAGTCTTAAAAAACCCTGACCACATGTCGATCTCAATAGCGGACGACACCAACCCACCGTACATACGATGCAACGTGAACGGTGGCGACAGCAATGCGTACTACTTCAAGCTCGAAGACCCGACGTATATGTACAACTTTAAGGGCGAGCCAATCTGGTCGATTGAAGATGCTGACCCAGAGTTCTACAAGACGTTGTTTGATGTATACCAAGACGAAATGGAAAAAGAAGGGCGAGCGTCATTCCCTGTAGTGTTACGTGACTACATGACCGACACCTACTACAACGGTGTATTCGATCCTAATCTTAACCAGTTCTCCAATGACTTCCCGCTGAACCCTGCATCGCAGTCTAGCCTCGAAGGGTTTATGCGGTCACATGGTCGCAGCAAACCAGACTTCGTGCCCGATGCCAAAGTCGTATTCGACCCAGCGTCAGAAGAAAACGCAGTCAACCTGACCAACGTGCCGTATTTCATCAACATGTTCCGCAAAAGCGAATACCTGTTATCGAACCGTGAGCACGAACCACTAAGCATGGGCGACGCACACAAGATCGCGGATTCCTGTCCGCTGATCTACAAACTGATGAAGCACATACTCGGTGGTGAAAACTTAGAAGTAGAACACTTCACCAATTGGCTCGCATACATCTTCCAAACCAGAAAGAAAGCGATGACCGCTTGGGTTCTACAAGGTGTACCAGGCACAGGTAAAGGCATCTTCTACACCAAAGTACTCAGACCGCTGTTCGGCAACGAACATGTACCTATGCGTGCGCTGCAGAACATCGAAGAACAATTCAACTTGTACATGCGACAAGCCTTGTTCCTTGTAGTTGACGAGTTCCACATGGCGTCTGCCAACTCAGGGACTATGAAGATTGCTGACAAGCTCAAGAACGCAATCACGGAAAACACCATGACTATCCGTGCAATGCGTTCTAACCAAGTTGAACTGCCAAACTATACGAACTTCATCTTTCTCACGAACAGGATGGACGCAGTAAAAATCGAAGAAGGCGACCGCCGGTACAACATAGCGCCTCGCCAAGAACAGAAACTCGAACATGTGTACCCAGAAGTCATCGAAGGCATTGATGACATCGACAAGGAGCTACACAGATTTGCGGCACTGTTACGCCACTACAGCGTAAACAAGCAACTAGTCCGCACACCAATTGCCAACAACGCAAAAGCGCAAATGGCACAAGTCACGATGTCTGTTATGGAAGAGTTCTTCGCCGCAGTGCGGCATGGAAAGCTGGACTTCTTCACCGAAGTACTCGACATCAGTGTAACCAACGTAATGCAGGGCCAAGAAATTACCACGGCACAACGTTTCGTTAAGCAATGGATTGCTGAATCTAAATGGGAGTACTCAGTCATACCAATGGAGCATCTGCGCGTTGTGTATGGAGTACTGACAGACGACCGACTATCGCAACGCGAGTTCCAAAAGAAAGCGGAGCGGTGTGGTGTCTCGAAGTCTCAAAAGCGAGAGTTCAAAGCTCCGCGCAGCAACCCTCCAATCCGTGGAGTTATAACGAACTGGTCCCTGTCCGAAGACCAATTCAACGAAGTAACAAGCAAGCACTTCAACGACAAGGATCGTGGACTGCTTGCTGTGTAGATCAAATATTAGTTATGCTAATATGTCTACTTCGTACTACACGCACCAGGAGTGTGAATGATCAAGCTTACACAGGACGTTCGACCAGATTCAGTTGTTGATTTCGAAAAACCAAAGGAGTTAGGAGATGTCAGAGCTTGGAGTTATAGCGCGCTTAAGGTCTACGAAGAATGTCCTTATCGCACGTACATCGCCCGCGTTAAAGGCATTAAAGAGCCGAGTGGTCCAGCAGCTGACCGTGGTACGCAAGTACATCAGTACGCAGAAGA